GGTATTGTTAGTTCTGATACTATACAAGATGTAGCACCACTAAATCAAATCAAGGTATTATCTTATAAGGATAAGGACGAGTGGATATTGGAAACAAAATACAATATTGGATCTAAGAAGAAAAAGGTAGAGGAAACCGAAAACGTATAGGACGGTGGGGTATCACTACCCCCTTTTTTGTGTCTTATGGTATAAATAGTAGTGTCGCCTTCGGGGACAAAAACTAAACTCGCTTACATAGGAGAACTATTATGAATGCCCTACAGAAATACCATGCTGCAAATTTACCAGATCTTGTTGACAAGATTTCAAAGAACAGCATAGGACTAGATGATTATTTTGATCGATTTTTTAATGGTGATTTAAATCCCAGCTATCCGCCATATAACTTGATTAATATTTCTAATCACGAATCAAGATTAGAAGTTGCACTCGCAGGATTTAAAAAGAAAGAAGTAAAAGTTTATACAGAGTATGGTAAACTAACAATTGAAGGTTCTAAAGAAACCAAAGAGGAAACAGATTATGCATATAGAGGACTAGCACAAAGATCATTCACAAGATCTTGGACTCTCTCTGATGATACTGAAGTAAAGGACGTTAATCTTGAAGATGGTTTACTTACTGTAAAACTTCAAAAAGTCATACCAGATCATCATACTAAAAAGGAGTACCTCTAATGAAAATCTTATCACCTTTCAGTGTTATCAAAAATGCTACCAGTGATATCAAACGCACTCAGAAAACAACTAATTGCAAAAAAGTAGTTTTATGATATAATAAGTTTATTGTACTTATTATATGGATTACAAATCATCCGGTGTAGATATCGAAGCAGGAAATGCTTTTGTAGATAGTATTAAAGATTCAGTCAAGTCCACTCACAGGCCTGAGGTCGTGGGTGGACTTGGTGGTTTCAATGGTATGATGAAAATACCTGAGAAATATAAGAGACCTGTATTAGTATCTGGTGCAGATGGTGTAGGAACTAAATTAAACATTGCACAGATATGGGATAAGCATTATAACGTCGGTATTGATTTGGTTGCCATGTGTGTAAATGACGTAATTACTTGCGGTGCTGAACCATTATATTTTCTTGATTATATTGCTATTGGTAAATTAGAATCAGAAAAATTAAAAGAAATTGTTCAAGGTGTTGTTAATGGATGTGTGATATCAGGTTGCACATTGTTGGGAGGAGAGACAGCAGAAATGCCAAGTATGTATGATTCACTAAAATATGATCTAGCAGGTTTTTGTACAGGAGTTGTAGAGGAAGATCAGATTATAGATGGTAGTAAAATTAAGGAGGGTGATAAGATAATTGGTATTGCAAGTAGTGGTATTCATAGTAATGGTTTTAGTCTAATCAATGATATGTTATGGAGACAAAAAATTGCATTTGCGGATATGCCAGAGTTAGCAACACCTACACGTATCTACGCACCTTTGATTAGATATCTTGCAAAGAAGATTCCTATTCTTGGTATGGCACATATTACAGGTGGTGGCCTTCCAGAAAACTTACCAAGATGTTTACCCAAAGGATTAAAACCACTAATCGATTGGAACTCATGGGAAATACCCGATCTCTTTAACAAGATTATGTTAGCAGGTGATATATCAAAAGAAGAGATGTGGAGAGTATTTAATATGGGTATTGGATACTGCGTTGTAGTTTCTAAAGAGCATGTAAATGATGCAATGAGTTTAATTGGAAACGATTGTTGGACAATCGGAGAAGTTGTGGTATAATATATTTGTCAGAGAAATACTGGCTGCGGTTATGCCCTTTGGTAGGTTCAGCATAAGCGGCTATAGGAATCTACCATTTTAATTATTAACACAATGACAATTAAACTTGCTCTTCTTCAATCGGGCGATCAAATTATTGCAGAGGTGACTGAGGTTTTATCGGGAGATAAAGCAGTTGCATATCTATTCAATAAACCACAAAAACTTAGTTACAATGCACCCATTGCTTTCCTTGAACAGGATACTGGTGGTGAGGCATCAGTAGAGGTCACATTATCCAACTGGATTACAGTTGCTGCTGATGATGAAATACCTGTCGCAATTAATCAAGTGGTTGCTTTAGTTAATCCTATACAGGATGTTGTAAACATGTATAACCAAAAAACAAATGCAAGAACAAATTAAATGCCTTCTACTCAAGAATGGTGATATTATCATTTCTGAAATCATAGAAGTTGACACTGAACTTGGTGGGCCTGATTGTAAACTAATCAATCCAGTAAAGATGACTGAGGTTATCTCAAAGGATGCGAATGACTATGATATGGCATCATGGTTAGACTTTACTGCACAGAATGAAATGATGATACATTCTGATAGCATTATGACCATAGTTGCTCCAACATCTGCTATACTATCAAAGTATCTTGACGTGATTGCTCAATGAAGTTCTACACTAACGTACAACTTGTAGGCGACAACTTTCTTGTTCGTGGTTATGAAAATGGTAAACATTTCATGACCCGTGAGAAGTTCTATCCTACTCTTTTTGTTCCGTCTAAAAGAAAGTCAAAGTATAAGACATTGACAGGTGACTCTGTTGAACCAGTCAAACCCGGAACAGTACGTGAGTCCCGTGAGTTTATCAAGAGATATGATGGTGTAGAAAACTTTAGTGTGTATGGTAATGACAGATATATCTACCAATACATCTCAGAGATGTATCCCGAAGAAGAAGTTAAGTTTGATATTAGTAAGATCAAGTTGACCACTCTTGATATTGAGGTGAAGTCAGAGAATGGATTCCCTGATGTAGAATCTGCTGCTGAAGAAATCCTACTCATATCAATACAGGATTATACAACAAAACAGATTCGCACTTGGGGACAAGGCCCATTTAATAATAAACAAGATAATGTCATTTACAAGTCATTCAATTCTGAGTATGATCTTCTAAATGCTTTTATCAACTGGTGGATGATGGAAGAGAATACACCAGAGGTCGTTACTGGTTGGAATATTGAACTGTATGATATACCATATTTGGCACGTAGACTTGATCGTGTTCTTGGTGAGAAGTTAAGAAAAAGATTATCTCCTTGGGGTCTAGTAACTGAAGATGAAATCTATATTGCAGGTCGTAAGAATATTGCATATGACGTTGGTGGCATCACTCAACTTGATTACTTAAATCTATACAAGAAGTTTACATACAAGGCACAGGAATCATATCGTCTTGATTATATTGCAAAGGTTGAACTTGGTCAGCAGAAACTTGATCACTCTGAGTATGATACATTCAAAGACTTCTATACAAATGGTTGGCAGAAGTTTGTAGAATATAACATCATTGACGTAGAACTTGTTGACCGTCTTGAGGACAAGATGAAGTTGATTGAACTTGCAATCACAATGGCATATGACGCAAAGGCAAACTATGTTGACGTATTCTCACAAGTGCGTATGTGGGACACAATAATCTATAACTATCTAAAGAAGAGGAACATTGTTATTCCTCCAAAGAATAGATCCAATAAGGATACAAAATACGCAGGTGCTTATGTCAAAGAACCAATTCCGGGAAAGTATGATTGGGTGGTATCGTTTGACCTTAATAGTCTGTATCCTCATCTCATTATGCAGTATAATATCTCTCCCGAAACAATCAAAGATGACAGACATCCAACAGCTTCGGTTGATCGAATTCTTTCGGAAGAACTAAACTTTGAATTGTACAAGGACAGTGCAGTTTGTCCTAATGGAGCAATGTATCGGAAGGATGTTCGTGGTTTCCTTCCAGAGATTATGGAAAAGATATACAAAGATCGTACTGTCTATAAGAAGAAGATGCTTGCTGCTAAACAGCAGTATGAAAAAACCCCCACAAAGAAACTTGAGAAAGAGATTTCCAGATGTAACAATATACAGATGGCAAGAAAGATTCAGTTGAATAGTGCCTATGGTGCTATTGGTAATCAATACTTCCGCTATTACAAACTGGCAAATGCGGAGGCGATTACTTTATCTGGTCAGGTATCAATCCGTTGGATTGAGAACAAGATGAATCAAAAGATTAATGAAATTTTAAAAACGGAGGATGTTGATTATGTCATTGCTAGTGATACTGATAGTATCTACCTCAATCTGGGCCCTTTGGTTGACGCTGTATACAAAGGGAGAGAGAAGACTAATCAAAGCGTTGTCACGTTCCTTAATAAGGTGTGTGAAGACAAATTTGAACCTTTTATTGAGAGTTCTTACGAAGCGTTGGCCTCGTACGTAAATGCTTATGACCAAAAGATGTTTATGAAGCGAGAGAACATCGCAGAACGTGGCATCTGGACAGCAAAGAAAAGATATATTCTAAACGTATGGGACAGTGAAGGTGTTCGTTATGATGAACCTAAACTGAAGATGATGGGTATTGAGGCAGTCAAGTCATCAACTCCTGCACCTTGTCGTACAATGATTAAGGATGGACTTAAGATAATGATGAATGGCACAGAAGAGGAGGTGATAGATTACATTGATAAATGTAGAGTGAAGTTTAAATCACTTCCTCCAGAGGATATTGCATTCCCTCGCACAGTATCAAACGTCCAGAAATATCACTCACGCACAGACATATATTCTAAGGGAACACCTATACATTGTCGTGGGGCACTTTTGTTTAATCACTATATAAAGGAGAACAAGTTAGATAAAAAGTATTCCTTAATTGGAAACGGTGAGAAGATTAAGTTTTTATATTTGAAGAAACCTAACATTATCCGAGAGAATGTAATCTCTTTTATACAGGACTTCCCTACTGAACTTGGTCTTGACAAATACATAGACTATGATTTACAATTTGAGAAGAGTTTTGTAGAACCACTCAAAGCAATCCTTGATGCGATTGGGTGGAACGTTGAAAAAACTGTGAATCTAGAACTGTTTTTTACTTAACCACACCACAAATTTAATGACCTTAGAATTTATTCTGATACTTTTAGCACTTCCTTTTGTATCATTAACACTTTACTTTGGAACAAAAGGTGGTTATTATGACAGTGATGACTATAATGGTGATGGATGTGCACATGATGTGAAACGATGATTGTTCACGCAACAGTTTATCTCACTATCTTCATTCTTTTGATTCTCGCTTTTGGAGCCTTTGACCCATGAATTATGAACCTATGACTGATTTCAACAAAGACGTAAAACGTATTGCTGATAGTTTAGAACGTATTGCTTCTATTCTTGAAAGTAATGTTCACGTAAGTATTGATCATGGCCACATTGAACATATTGATCACGTTGATCATACACACATCGATAGTGGTGATATAAATACGCATACGAAGACATGGTAATTAATACTGAAAAATTAATGAGGATATACAAGGTAGTTAAGGTTAAACCTAAACCTAAGTATCCACCAGTTCGTAAGTCGTATAACATTCATACATTCGGGTAATGTTTAATAAGGTTAAAAGTTACTTAAAAGAAATTAGAGATGCTGCAAAGTATCTGCTTGATGGTCTTTCTGTAACTCTTGACCATATGGGTCGTAGACCAGTAACGGTTCAGTACCCTTACGAAAAACTGATACCATCCGAAAGGTATCGTGGTCGTATTCACTATGAGTTTGATAAGTGTATTGCTTGTGAAGTTTGTGTACGAGTATGTCCAATAAATCTCCCAGTTGTAGATTGGGTGATGAACAAAGAAACAAAGAAGAAAGAATTACGAAATTATTCGATTGACTTTGGTGTATGTATTTTCTGCGGTAACTGCGTAGAATACTGTCCAACTAATTGCCTATCTATGACGGAGGAATATGAACTTGCTACATTCGACAGACATCAACTTAACTTTGATAATGTCGCTCTTGGACGATTGCCCACTAATGTTACAACTGATCCCTCTGTTAGGCCCCTTCGTGAACTTGCATATTTACCCAAAGGTGAGATGGATCCCCACACAGTAAAGGATTCTGACCCTAGAGTTGGTAAATTACCAAACGAAGTTCTTGATTGGATGACACAAGATGGAACATCACAAACCAAACAATGATGACAAAATACCACTTTGGTTCTATTATACAGTTATAAGTATGGGAATCATGGTATTTGTTGCTTTTGGGCTTATACTTTTAGGTTCTTTATGATATAATATAAGGAACCGATGCTTTTTGATTAAATTATTATGGACTTCTTAAAAGAAATAGTAAAAGAGATTGGAGATGAATATACACAGATTGCGTCAGATATTGACGAGACTGAAAGATTCATTGACACAGGATCCTATGTTTTTAATGGACTCATTAGTGGGTCTATTTTTGGCGGTGTTTCTAGTAATCGCATTACTGCTATCGCTGGTGAGTCGAGCACTGGTAAAACTTATTTCTCTCTTGCTGTTGTCAAGAACTTTCTGGACACTAACCCTGATGGGTATTGCCTCTATTTTGATACTGAAGCAGCAGTCAATAAAGGATTACTGGAGTCTCGTGGAGTTGATACGACACGGTTGGTTGTTGTAAATGTAGTTACAATAGAAGAGTTTAGAAGCAAGGCACTTAGAGCAGTTGATATATACTTAAAAAAAGATGAAGATGATAGAAAACCTTGTATGTTTGTTCTTGATTCTCTCGGCATGCTTTCTACAGAGAAAGAAATTCGTGATGCTTTAGATGATAAACAGGTTCGTGATATGACCAAATCACAACTTGTCAAAGGTGCATTCCGTATGCTCACCTTAAAACTTGGTCAAGCAAACATACCACTTATAGTTACAAAT